TAAACAGGGTATCACCACCCAGAATCAATTCATCCTCATTGAATATGGCGGATTTGATTAAATTGGATGTTGATAGGTACCGGGGGGCGTTAACCGGGTTGCCTAATGCCCGCCCGGTCCAGGCCACCAATTTACCTGATTGGTAAACTGGGAATATAAGTCGGTCTTTCCACCGGCCTGTGGTGCAGCACTTTAGATTGTATATCATGCCAACATTCATAGGGAAGTCAAAACCCCGACTGGTCAGGTAATTGGCAAACTTACCAGTCAAGGGTTGAAACTCAGGGGGCAGCACCAGCCCATCAGGGCGGCTTACCGTGGCCTCAGGGGCCTCAGCCGTGCCCGTCAGTAGTGCCAAAGCCTGCTCAAGGGTGTCAGGGTCAGCCCGTTCATATTGGCGCAGCGTTAGCTCAGCCTGTGACCGGCTGCAATGCAGCAATCCCCTGATGAGGAATGACTTGCTTTTCCCACGGTGGGTAGGGTTGCGGTGACAACCCCACCAGTCTGTGGATAAATTAATGCCCAGGTGTTCACTGGGGTCATCATTGCCACACCAGGGGCACTTAACTGAGACTTCACCCCTTTTGGTATTTGGCCCCCTCTCAACATAGTGAATGTGATTATCACTGAAAAACTGGGGCCAATCCATCGCTACTCCATGCGTTTATTGCAATGTTGACAGTAAACTTCTTTTGCTTCCAGTGGCCTGAACTGTTCCCAAATCAACATCCATATTGATCGGGGTACTCTGGCGGGACGTTTGACACGCTGCCTCTCAATATCAACATGATCCATGTAAACTTCCATTTCAAGTGGCTTTCTCATAGTTTCACCTTTCCATCAAGAAGGTTTCTGAGGAGATCTTTACCGGCTTTGTTGTTTTCATGCATAGGCCAATCGGCAGTCTTATCCATCATCAGGTCATAAATCAGTACCCGCTTAGCTTGGCCTGGTCGCCACACTCGTCGTTCAGCCTGTTGCCGATCAACACAGTCGGGTTGTTCAAAGAACACCACATAATTTGCGTGCTGGAGATTAAGTGAAGATGAACCGGAACGGCTATTGATGACCAAGACCCTACACTTGTCGTCGGACGCAAACTTACGAAGTTCATTAATAGGGTTCTTGGAGCCGCCGTAGATCCGTGCATGACCCACCTTCATCTTTTTGAGGCGTTCACTGATTAAGTGATTGGTGTACACAAAATGATGGAACACCACCATTTTACACCCCCACGCCATATCCTCAACCAATTCTTGTAGCGCATCAAGCTTGGGGTTCTCATCAAACCCCACCTGTATCTTGGAATTCTCATCCCCATGCACCGTCATGAAGCCTGATGATATTTGCCGCAGCTTCATATACTCAGATTCCATGGCCCGGTAGTTGGACGTGCCCTTTTGCACCTGAATGCCACGGATCACAGCCAGTGACATATCAGCATAGCCCTTAATACCACTGTGGGCGGTCACCCGCTTGATGATGTATTCCCTAGGGGGCATGTCATGCAGTTCATCAATGGCGTATCTGATACTTTTGTTCTTGATGGTTCTTTGCAAGGCATCAAACAGCTTGGGCTTGAAGCTGTACTCCCACCCACCCCAAAAGTTAATGGTTTGTTTGAAGAACACGGCGCGATAGAGGCCCAGGGTGTCACCCAGGGTGTCACCAAAATCAATCAGGTTGAATTGCGGCCACAGGTCCAACAGGTCACGCCCAAACGGCGTACCAGTCAGCCCCACCACATACTCACATTGAGCAGAAATGGCGCGGCACATCCTATAGGTCAGAGACCCCACCGATTTGCAGCGGTGAATTTCATCAAGCACCAGAGTGTCAAATCCTGAGAAAACTTCCCGTACCTGCTTGGGGTCAATTGTCCACTTTTTAGGCCGCCGTGGGTCCTTCATGCTGAGCATGGCCACCGCTGACGGGTAGGCAATCACAAATAGGTCAGCTTCTGAGGTCTTCAGCTTCAGCAGGTTGTTTTCGGTGGTGCCCAGCAAGGGTATGCAGTTCAGTTCAGGGGTGTGCTTGGCAGTCTCATCAATCCACGTCGCAACACTGGTGATGTAAGGCACAAACACAATGGCTTTGGGCTTCTCACTATTCAGTTTCCGTTGCTTGATGACTGACAAGCATATCAACGTCTTGCCCCCACCCATATCCACCAGAAGCATAAACCGCTTCAAGCTACTGAATAGCAGGTAGCAGGCCCGTTGATGTAACCAAGCCGAATCTGGGAGTTCTGGAGTTTCGTCTTTAAGTGATTGTGGTGACTTGGCTTTGAGCCAATCATAATTCTGTAATTTACGTGATAGGAAGACCTTAACGGCCTCTTTGTTAATCATGTTACACCCTTAGGCGTTCCCTTCTTGGCCTAGTGATTTTGAGGCGTTCACGGGGCCTGACAGTGACAAGCAGCCGGTTCAAGACACAGCGGTCTGCCGTGGTGCCATCATCCCAGTTGACCAGGGAGTACTCTGGCCCCTCACTGGCAACAACACCAAGTCGTTCAGGCCAGTACTCGGCATACACCCTTCGTTTCCCTGTCAGCTTAGCCAGTTGATCATAGTGTTCTTTACTATACTTTTTCACGGTCTGCCTTCTCGTTTAGTTTTTTGTTGAGCCAAACAAGCATCAATTCCTGATTAGGAAAGATAAATCTCCCAAGCAATTTGTCATTGCCCATTTCAGTGACCTTGACCAACCAGCCATTATCAACTTCCTCAACCATGAAGCGTCGTAACAGCATTCATTCCTCCTCAGAAGCATTTGGTATCAAGCCAAAATAATTTCCAAGCATCAACGTACTGTCAACAATGAATTGACCAGTCCCGTAGTTTTGTGAAATCACAATAGTGATGCCATCAAGGTCATTACGCCCAGCGGCTACATGCAGCCGTGCCAACCCCATGGCCTTCTCATGCTTGGTTTGTGAGAGGGTTATGATGGTGTCAGCATGGGCCACCTTGCTGTAGGCCTCAGCCACGTTGTCAGCGCCCACCAGTTTAACCTTTGAGGCGGCCCGGTGACTTTGACTGACCACAGCCCCGGCTATATTGCGTTCAACCATCAGGCCACGAATATCCTTGTACAACTCATCCAGTGACCAGCGTGGGTTGGTTTTGTCAATTTTCATCAAGTCCGGGTAATCGATGACAAGTAGGTCCGGAATGAATCTCTCCGTAGCTTCAAGGTTTTCAAGGTACCCGCGTAGCTGCGGAACTGTGAGTTGGCCGGTTGGGAATTGTTTGACGATAATGTTGCCCAGTGTACGACTGCCGCGATGTATTCTTTTCTCAACTTTGGATCTAGCATTCGTGTCGTCATACGCAAACGCCGCACTGATTGGCTGGCGGTCCAAATCGGCAATCCTACCGAGTGAGTCGTGTGTGAATCTGACGGCATTGAAGTTCTCCTTGCGCTTGCTGATGGCAAAGAACGACTGAAAGTACCGCTGTGCGGCCCGTGCCTCACTCATCTCAAGTGTAATATGACACACTTTGAGCCGGTGAGTGGCGGCTATGCGGGCCAAATGCATCAGCATCCATGTTTTACCGCCCTTGGTGTTGGCTATGCCCAGCCACAGCTCCTTACGGGTGGGGCCAAACCCACGTTTATCCAATTCAGCAATGCCTGTGGGGAAGGCCTCATTGCGTAAGTCAAAAAATGATAGGGCGTTGTCAACGTCATTGAGCCTCAAGCCTGGGTCAAACAGTTTCAGGCTATTGGTGGTGGCGGCACGGATCAGCTTATCGGCTTCCTCAAGTGAATCCTCGGTGTCACGTTGTAGGGCCTTGGCCAAGTCAACCGCAACACTCCGTAGTGACTGCCTGCGGGTGAATGTCTCAAGCTGGGTCATGACATATTCGGTATTGAGGCCCTCCTGGGCCTCATGCATACTGGTCAGTATGTCAGTGTATAGTTCCCCTTCACGCTTGTTATCACCCTTCAGCTTGTCATCCAGTATGTCAGCTAGGTGGTCACCAGGGGGCTTCTTGTATTTGTCAATGTAGTCATAAATGCGGGAGGCAATGATTTTGTACGGCCCGCCATACAGGCCCACGTCAACCACATTCCTGATTGTGCTTGCGCGTTCCTCGTCAAACGCTAAAACAACAAGAATGTTCTCCTGGAGTGCCCCGGTCAATGCCATGACTGACTATACGTCCGTATAGTTATAGGTGAAAGGGTGAAAACCATGACTAGTACCAAAGATGATATACTGGCGGCACTTCCAGGAATGGACCAGGCTGATTTGAAAGCCATCCACGTATTGGTATCTGCATTGGTGATTGGGGCGGCTGAGGCCCCCAGACAATCTGATGATCCGTATAGTTGGGTGTTTGAAGCTTTGAAAGGTGTGACTGGTAGCCCTCAGAATAAAGTTCCCAAGGGGTTCTCAAATAACGCCACCATGTTGCTTGAATTTGTGCAAGCCAATTTCCCAGACGCGTTAAAGAACAGGGTATCAGGTTCATCAGTTATCCTGATGTTGGTGAGTTTGATCGGTGAGGATATGTTTGAGCGTGGGGTACCCCGTACTTTGGGTACCCTCACGCTTAATCTTTCAACCGTAGCCAGGGTGTTTGACAATGCCTTCCCAGGCTACCGGCAGGCCAACATGGCCCACTTGGTATTTAATAGGCCTTAGTCAGCATCCACGCTGCGGACCAGTACCTTGTCCATGTAAAAATTACCTTCAAGTAATTCCTTGATTAGTCTCTTTATATCTTTTTTTAGAAGAGGTTGACTGGTTGTTATAACTACTTCGACCACATACTTGTTCTTCATATCACACTCCTAGTCAGTCGGGTTAAGCATAGCGTACTTACTGTGGGCCGGATCCACCACTTTGAACCCAGCTAACTTACGTTTGTGTATGCGGGTCTTACGGCCCCCACTGTTGGGGTCATAGGCCAGCACCACGCCTTCACCTAGTACCTTCAAGATGGCAAACACGTGCCCACGGCGGGCTGCCACCATGCCAGGGGCTGGTTTGGTTGCTGGGAATTTCAGCCAGTTGGCTGCCAGCCACAGTTCACGGTGTGACTTGCCGAACAAAAACACTGACACGCCACAGCCACAAAACAGGCGGCTGGGGCATCCTTTGGGATTATCGACAATACGGGTGGCAATGTTGTCAACCTTTGTACGACTGGCATAACGTGCGGTATCTTTTTTCTTAGCACGGGTGTACTTAGAAGCCTTCACCACCTTTGTGTAATGCCGATGACGTGTACTATAACGAGTATGGCGCAGGCTCCGAGTATTCCGGTAACGACGGCTGTTGTTAAGCTGACTACTAACCCCACACTGTCCATAATAGTCCCCACAAAAATGTGTTACGTTGCCATCATGCGGAGCATGACGCTTAGCATACGCAGGAGACGTTACTAGGCATACAAGGGCGGTTGTCACCGCCGCGATGAGTCTGGTCATTAGTCTAGTTCCTTGTTTAAGGGAAGGAGAACTAACAGGCACAGATGCTAAGCGGTGGTAACACCCCTCCCCAGGGTTAAGGCAGGCACCCTATAAACTATTTCTATTGAGATCAACCCACTGTTGAGTCTTGACAAATCAGGACTCAACACCGTTAAAAAACAACCAAACTGCTGCGGCAAACCCAAAGCCGTTTTTACCGATCTTACCCACATGGCGACTTCTCCCTATCTTCGGCTTTACTGCTGCTATAGGAAAGCGCATCAGCCTCCCAGCAATGCCCGCAATACCTGACACCATGCTCCGTCGCCCACGGCAGATAGTCTATGCGGTGGCACCTCTGGCATTCCCCGTGGCGGCGTCGCGGCCAGAGAGATTTGAAAAGCTGGATGACGTTGCCCATAGACTACCTATAAGTGCGGTGGGCGCTGGGGCTATGTTGGTGTGACGCCCCCACACTTGGGGCAGACATCAAAAACAGGACGTTCGCACATTTCAAATCTCCTGCGTTATCGTTCAGTCAACGCGGCGTAAGCGCGGCCATGAGTTTGTCGAAGTCTGCACCCTCGACGGGGTGCCAGTGAGGGCAGCCACGTCCCCGCCATCCCGTTTTAAGGCATCCATCTTTCCCCCAATAGCAGTCATTCCGCCCTGGCCGGTCACGGTCGCATGTGCCGTAAGTGTCGGCGACATATTCAGCTAATTCGCTTCGCGCCAGCATCGTTATGCTCGTGTTATTGGCGGCGGCGGTAGTGGCATCCAGTGGGTCGGGTTGTAAATCTGCCCGTCCTCGCAGAAGCCGTAGGTGTCAGCGACAAACCACGCCCCGGTCAGCTTGCTGCATCCCGCTACAACGCACTGATCGTCCCAGATCAGGACTGGCATGTCTCTGGGTGCCGTCTCTATCGGTTGCCATTCCATGTTCGTTAAGCCCTTGTTATCGTTGCATGACGTCATTAGCCCTTGTTATAGATGGTTACGTTAGTGTTTATTCCAGTTCCATGGTTGCCAAGATCAGGGCCATCAAAGTCAACACGCTGATGGCCCCAAAGAATGCTTCCCAGAGTGTCATTTTTCTGATTCCTTTGCCACCCTCAGTAGTTCCCGGTCACGACTGGCAACCACGAGCATCCCAACAACTAGTACTGTCACACTTA